ACGCCCATGAAGCGCGCCCACCGTTTCTTGATCATGTCCTGCCACTCAAATGTCTGGTTGGTCGTGATGACCTGGTTGATGCCTGGCTGAGCAAAGCCACCAGGGCCCCAGACTTCGTTGGCTGAAATCAGAAAGAAGTAGTCCTCTCTGACAACTGACGCAGGATTCAGCGCAGTGCCAGCGGTGACGCTGACCAGCGAGCCCATGTCTTGCCCAATCAGTGCTTCAAGCGTGACCGATGAAGGAGTCGATGCGTGCCGTGTCAGCTCGTTGACTCGCCACCAACTGCGTTGAGTCCATGGCCCTCGGCCTTGGATGCTGCCTGTTGCGTTGTCGCTGAAGCCGCGCAGATCGACAATGTCGCCGATCACTAGCTGGTCCGTGAAGTCGGGCTCGTAGGTGCTGTTCATCGTCAGCTTTAGCACCTTCTTCACCACCTGATACGTGACGGTCGCGCCTGGCGTTCCACCGAAGGCCCAGTCCACCGTGAACGCGCTCGCGGTGTTGCTGATGATCGGGCGCATCTGTCCCGACAGCGGGCCGCTTGTGATCTTCAGCCAGTTGTAGTTGCGCGCGTAAGCGTCAACCGTCATCGAGCCGGTGGTGCTGTTGACCACCGTCGTGGTGCTACCTGCCGCAACCGTGCCGCTGGTCGTCACCGTCTCGATGGTGCTCGAAGTCATCTCGCTGGTCGTGATCTTGACCAGGTTCTTGTCGGACCACCAAACGAGCTGACCGTTGGCGACCAACTGGTTCATCTTCAGCGTCTGCCGATCGTTGACCGACAGGCCCACGTCGGCAAACACGCGCTTGATCTGCCCAGCAACGCCGCCTTTTGGCCCGCTGATCGTGTCTTCGCGCGTCTTCTCAGACTGATACATGATGTGCAGCGGAACGCGGACGCGGCGGCCCATCGCCCAGACGCGTGGCGTGCCCGGCGTGTTGCTCGTCTGCGGCAAGCCGACCAACGGACGCGGTCGTGCCTTCTCATCACCTTCGCCAAGGATGGCTGGGTAGAGGAACCGCTGGTCGAGGTAGCTAGCGACTGCGATTGCGCCGAAGGCAAGGAACGGGTTCCAAGCAAACGCCTTGGCCGCGATTGCAACTCCAGGACTAGCCATCGACGCCCTCCGCTCTCCAGATGCTGTGCAGCCGGTTGTTCCATGCGTTGGTCAACCGGTGCTTGATGACGCGACCGGTGCTGCCGTGCGCGTGGACGATGTGCTCGACCCCGACCAGCACCGCGAAGTGCATCGGTAGCTCGGGCTTGTATGCGAAGACCAACACGTCGCCGGGCTGCGCATCGTCACGGTGGACGCGACGCGCGCGCTTGCCGAGCTCGGCCAGCAACAAGTCGGCCTTCGGCAGTGGTCCATAGCCGAAGCAATCGGGAAGGTCGCATCCAGCAGACCAGACCGAGCACAGCACGACGCCGACGCAATCGACGCCGCTGCGCGGGTTGCGGCCTTGGTGGCGGAACGGCGTCCCCACCATGGCTTCGGCCGCTGCCGCAATCTGCTCGCCCTTCGTGCTCATTGCTCAAGCTGCTCGATGGTCTTGTTTGCGCCTGGGCTGTAAACGTCTGTGCCGCCGAAGTTATCGACATTCGTTTTCACGACGCGGTAACTCACGCCTGCAAGCGGCGCGCTGGCGAACGCTGGCGAGACCGTGTAACTCGTCGTGGTGTTGGCCGTGATCAGGCGCTCTTGCCCAGCCAGCGCGCCCGAGATGATGCGCAGGTAGTGGAAGTTGTTGGCGTATTGGCTAGCCGTCAGCGCAGCTGCCGTGTCGTTGATCACTGTGGCCGTGCTGCTCGCCGTGGTCGTGCCTTCCTTCGCCGGGAACTGCCGGAACTTTGACGAGCACGTTCCGATCAAGCCGTCACAGCCTGGGCGGATGATGCCACGGTCGCCGCTGGCAATGTCGAACGGCGTCGGCAGCAGCAGCAGGATGCGGCGCGTGCCCGAGTCGTGCTCGATGATCGGCGACACCAGGCCAGCGTTCGCGCCCGTGGTCCACTCGATCTCGCCGTCGCGGAAGAAGTTGTCCGCGTAGTTCGCGCTGGTGGTCCAGTCGCTGCCGTTGATGGTGAACTCCATGCGCTGAAGGCTGATGGCATCGACGCGCGGGCCGCGACCGAGCCAGCCGACCTCGCCGTTCAGTGGCGCAGCGTCGAGCGAGCTTTCCAACGTGAGCACGTTGGACGTGTTACTGAGCACGCGCCGCTCCTTGCCACGCTGCGCGCCGCTGCGCATGTGGAAGTAGTAGCCCGCCCACTGGTTGGTGGTCCACGGCGTGCCCGAGACCGCAATCAGGATTGAAGTCGTGCCAGTAGTCGCAACCGTGATGGCCGTCTCTTGGTAGATCAGGTCATCGCTGATGTCGGCCTTGCACGTTGCCGCGTCGCCGAGCGTGTAGGTGCATTGCTGGCTGTGCAGTCCGCCAAAGCGTCCGCCAACCGGCGTCTGAAGCTGCGCCGTCAGACCCTCCAGCGTGGCCACCCACGCCGAGCCGTCGTAGGCCATCATGCGGATGCGCTTGGTCGCCTTGTAGTGCCAGACCCAAGGCCGCCTCCAGTCCACGATGGTCTGCTCGACCTTGGCCCCGCGATACTTGTTGCCCAACAGGTCGGGGATCAGAATCGTCGAGCCGTCCACGATGCCGCGCGCTTCCTGGTTGCCCGACTTCAGGTCGGACTCGCGGCGCTCTGCGGTGATGCCGCCGAGGAACGCGGGCGTGTAGGTGTCCTCGTCGAGCGTGATGCTGCGGTCGTGGTCGGTGAAGCGCAGGATGAATCCATCGGTGCGCGTGACCTTGAACAACTGCGCCAGCGTCTGCGCTCGGCGAAACTTCTGGTTGTAGAGAGCCTGCTGGCTGCTGCGGATCGTCACGAGAGCACCTCCGAGCCGTAGCGCGTTCCGCCGGTCACGATGGTGATGACTGGGCCGCCACCGGCAGATCGCAGCGAGTATCCCGCAGCACCACCGGCACCGCCCGTGCCGCCCGTGCCGTTGGTTCCCGCAATGCCGACGCCGCCGATCTGGCCACCGTTGCCGCCTTGTGCGCCGTTGCCGACGCCGTTGCCGCCAATGCCGCCCACGTCGATCAGGCCCGTGCCGCCTGCACCAGCCGCAGCAACGCCACCGAGACCGCCGACGCCGCCAAGCTGGCCCGCACCGCCGCCACCACCTCCGCCGCCGTCGGCCGCAATGGTGCCGCTGCCGCCACCGCCACCGCCGCCACCGCCGCCAGCGATGAAGCCGAGGTTGACCACGGCCACGCTGTGGCGAGCGAACAGGCCGTCGCCTCCTGCGCCGCCTGGGCTGCCGTTTGCGCTGCTGCCGAGGCCACCCCTGCCGCCAGTGCCACCCATGCCGTAAAGCCTGCCACGGTTGACCAGGAGGATCGTGGAGCCCGCGTAGAAGACGCCAGTGTCCATCGCCGGGATGGTCGGATCGTCCGAGCGCACGGTGCCGCCGCTGAGGATCTCGACGCGCAGCGCCAGCGGGTAGTCGCCGGTATAGCCACGACGCTCTGCCTCAGTGCGCAGGTTGACACGCTGGCCAAAGCTGAAGGTCATCTCCATTGGCACGCGCTCGGCGGTGATCGTCGAGGAGACGCCAGGCACGACGCCGCTTTCGACGAACCACAGCCCGTTTGCCGTGCTGTTGGCGTAGAGGTGAAACTCAAATACTTGGCCGGCAGTGGCCGTGGCGAGCAGCGTCGTGTTGTCCGATGCGTAGACGCCAAAGTTGTTCGCGCCGCTGTTGCGGATGACGTAGACCGTCGGCCCCGGCGTCAGCAGCCGAGCATCGGGCAGCCGCACCTTGCGCCCCGCATTCGCGCTGATGGTGATCAGGCGCGCACCGCCCGGCCCGTAGTTAAGCGGCAGCTTGGTGTCGGTCGTGATCGCCAACGTCAGCGAGCCGCCGTAGCCCTCGTGGGCCGCTGTGCGCGTGTAGACCATCAGTAGATCAGCCAGAGAGCGTTGGAGCCCGTGCGCGAAAGCGCGATGGACTTCGACTGGCCGGGCGTGATCGCACTGCCGACCGTGTTGCCAGCATCGTCGCGGATCTGGATGTTGCCGACGCTGGTCGAGAACGACACGAAGCGGAACACGCGCGGACCGCCAGGCAGTCGGTCGGGCGGTGGCAAGAAGGCGTTGATCGTCGAGGCCGACGAGTTGGCGACCGTCCACAGCTCGACGTCGTAGGTCAGCGTGATGTCCTGGTTGACCGCGAGAGCGCCCGAGCTGCCGCCGGGATACCACCGCTCGGGCAGCTCCTCCTCGTCCAGCGTCTCGATGCAGGTGATGCCGCCCCAGTTGCCCAGGTAGCCACGGTCGAGGCGCATGTTCAGCGTCTCGTCGCCTTGGTTGAAGCGCACGGGCCGGTCGAACTCGAAGCCCGCAGTGACGATGTCGCCGACGCCCGGCGCGGACGCGAACGTGATCAGGCCGCCAGGGTTGGTGACCGTGTAGCTCGTGGTCGCGGAACCAGCGACTGCAACGACCAGCGTGCCAGCAACCGGCAGCGTGACCGACTCGGTGTAAGGGTTGATGCCGCCGTCGTCGTAGGTCTTGACGAGCTGGAACTGCGTCTCGGTGCCGTTGCCAGTGCCGAGCACTTGGTCGAGGTTGGTCGGCGTGCTGACGCCATCGCTCGCGCTCGACCAGTCGCTCCAGTCCTTAAACCGGAAGCCGTGCAAGTGCCCACGGCGCGCCATCCAAAACTCAATCAGCGCGCCCCATTCCGCAGGCTCAAGCAGCAGCTTGTCGAACTGGTAGCGACGCCGAGCCCGCGATGCGCGCGAGATACGATACTCGTGGCCGCTTGCCGTCGTTTGGATCGTGGTGCCGAACGCCGGGCCGCCAGTCGCGCCGTAGCTGATGTCGGGGTTGAGTTGGACGTTGTGAAATGCCATTAGCCGATACCTCCACCAGCTAGGCCGCCACCTGGCTGTGCTGGGACATTGACGCCGCCAGATTGCACATTGCTGATCTGCTGCGCAGTCGAAGCTCCAAACGCATTGCCGATGCTGTTGGCGATGCCCTGGATCGCGCGCTGCTGCGCGATTGCCACGAACTGCTGGAGCAGGCCAGCCAGAGCTTGGCGGGCGTTGGCCGCGCCGTTGACAATCGAGAAGAAGGCCGAGCCGATGGCCGAGCCAACGTCCTGCCCGAGCGACTTCAGAGATTGCAACTGCTCTTCGAGCTCGCGCAGCTTCTCGGTCGCAAGCTCGGCGTCGCGTTGAATCATGTCCGCGCCTGGGTTGCGGAAGCCCATTTGGTAACGCTCGCGCTCGGCTGCGGTCATAGGACCAGGAGCAGGCGGGCCGATGCCGTCGAAGCCAGCCGCCGCTTGCCGCTGCGCAATCTCGGCAGCCGTCAGCGGTCCAGTGCCACCGGTAGGCCCAGGCGTCAGAAGGTCGGCGTTCGTCTTGATGTTCTCGGCCAGCAGCAACAGCACTCGACGCGCGGCCTCGTTGGTCAGGCCAACGTCGGCCATGACAATGCGCGTGCCCTGCACGTTCGACTCGAAGCGCTGGGCCTCCTGTTGTTGAATGCCGCCAGTAGGAGCCAGGATGCGCAGTTGCTGCTCATCCAAGCCAGTCAGTGCGCGCAAGTCGGCAAAAGTCTGGAACCCCGTCTGGCCTTTGAGGCTCGTCGCCACTTCGGCAATGCGCCGAGCGCGCAGCAGTTGCTGTTCCTGCTGATCGACCGGGAAGCCAATCTGCGCCAAGTCTGCGTTGCGCTGGAACTGCGTAGCCAAGTCCACGCTGGTCTTGCGCAGTTGCTCTTGCAGCTCAATCTGTTCCTTGAGGCTGCTGTTGGCCTCGTCGGTCGTGTCGCTAAACAGGCTCATGGCCGTGGCAATGCCGCCAATGACCGTGGCCGCCAACAGCAGCGGGTTGGCCTTCAGCAAGTTCACGAAGCCACCAAAGCCGCCTTCGACCTTGCCGCCGATCTGCGCGATGTCGACCAAGGATCCAGCAAGCAGATTGCCAACGCTGGCCGCGCTGCCCATGCCCGAACCAAGGTTGCGCACCTCTTCTCCCAATAGCTTGATGCGCCCGGTCACCTGCGTGACTTCTCCAACGGCCTCGACCGTGCGACCAAAGTTGCGCGCCTTCGTGGCCGAGTCTTCCAGGCCCTTGCTGATGTTGCTCTGCGGACCGAAGTAGATGTCGACGGCACTACCAGCCTTTTGTGCGCTTTGGCTAACTTGCTGGGTTGCGCGCTCAAACTCGGCAGCGCCTTGGCGCGCCCCGCTTGCGTCAATCGCTAGCTTGAGAGTCGTCATTGCGCTTGCTCCTCGTCATGTTGCGCGCCTGCCGGTCGAGGTGATGCACCACCGACCAGAACGTGCGCCACCGCCATCTCGGGATCTCGTGGATCTCGCACCATGCTAGCACATCCGATGTGGTCACCGGCTCCGGTGCCATGCCGATGCCTGCGCTGCCCTTGAGATCGAGGAAGGCTGTCCATAGGTCTGTATGCCTTGGGTCGAGTTCGACGTCGTGCAGCGCTGCGTGGTTTGGTGCTGGCTGGCCTCGCTGGGCTCGCCACTTGGTCAGTGCCCTGATGTAGTCCTTCTCGTCCTGCGGGATCAGAGCGGCCCGCAGGAGGTCCGTCAGTTTCCCTTGGCCGCTTCCTCCTGCTCGGCTCGATAGCCGCGCACGATGCCAGCCGTGTCCTCCACAAAGTGACGGAACGGCCACAGCGTCGCGTCAGACAGCAGCTTCTCGGCTGCCTCGGCGCTGTATTCAATCGGCTGGCCGTCGTCGCCGTCGAGGTTCCACCATTCAAGCAAGATGGCCTCAGCGAGCGCGCGCGTCTGGATGCGCCCCCACGCAGCCGTTGCCGCCTCGCCGCCTGCACGCAGCGCGTCCGCGTTCTCGATCTGCAACCGCGCCAGAGCTGCGCGGTGTCTTGGGTTGTCGCGCTCGGCAACGCGGATGCACAGGTTGGCGTTAGGCTCGCTCAAACGCTGGCCCGTCTGAAAGTCCCAGATCAGGCCAGCCATCGAGGCGTCATTGCGGCGAATGGTGCGTAGGTTCATTCTCAGACGATAAACGAGATACGGATGCCGATCGCTTCCGCGCTGTCTTCTTCGAACTGGAACGGCAGCGTGGCGATCACGTCGCGGTCTTGGCCGTTGAGCGTCGGGTTGCCGTAGCGAACGCGCGGGATCGAGATGCACAGCGCCTGCTGGCTGGTGTTCTCCATCACGACATACATCTTCGAGGCCGTGCCGCTCAGAGCCTTGTTGAACTCGGCGATGTTGTCGAAGTAGGCCGTGAACTGACCGCTGCCACGGAAGTCGCCAACGCTGATGCTGCTCGCGGTGTATTCGCCGACGTTGCTGCGCGCCTGGCTGTTGTTCTGCCACGAGAAGTTGATCGTCTGGACGCCGAACTCTGCGCCCGCGACGTTGACCATGGGCACGTTGTTTGTGGCGTCTACGACTTCAGTAGTTGGCGCGGCAGTGAACGTGCCCGAGCTTTGGCTGGTCGGAAGCGATCCAAGGCTGGTGACGAGCGCCTCGCTACCGACACCGATTGTGCCAAAGGTGCCCGTGATGATGCCCTTGTTGCTAAGAGCAAAGCTGCACGAGTCGATGGTCTCTTCGCCAAACCACTCGAAGCGGTCGTAGCTCGACGATCCAGGCGCGTAGAACGAGCGCAGCATGGCGAACGTCTTCTGCGTGTCGCCGTTCTTGATCGTGACGCCACGCTTGGCAGTGACCGTTCCACCGGCAACTCCAGCAGGCTTGCTGATGTCGACGATCAGGTCGGTGGTGATCGACGTGATGCGCGCATACCAGGTAGCAGATGCGCTGTCCGTGATGCGGATCACGTCGCCGACTTCGAAGCCGGTGAGCGATGCGCCACTGAGCGTTGTCGTGGTCCAGGTCCAGCCCGCCGTGCTTTGCGCTGCACCAGCCGCTGGCGCATAGATCGAAGCCTTGAGCAGCTCCCAGAACGCGTCGCTCGCAGCGGTCGGCACCTGGGTCTCAAACGGGATGCTGAGAGCCGACTGCGGCCCGACCAGCTTGATGCCTGCCGGGTTGCGGTTGTTGCGGATCAACTGCGACTCGACCGTCTGGTTGGCCGGGCCACCGCTGACGCCTGGCTTGGCGACGTTGAGGTTGTACCAAGTCGAGTTTGCGGGCGTCGTGCCTGCTGTCGACTGCGGGAAGATCGAGAACCGGCTGCTGCTGATCGAGGCCATTAGGCGAACTCCTGAACGCGGAAAGGGATGGTCACGACCTGCAACCAGAGACCGTCATCGACCGAAGGCGGCGAGCTGACGTAGGGCGGGTCGAAGTGAATCACAGGCGGACCAAGCAAGGTCACGCCACGGAATGCGTCAACGATTGCATCGACAAGGCCGAGCTGCGTGCCGTCGCCAGCACCAAGCGGCTCGAAGAGCTGGACCAGCGCAACGCCAGTCACGCGGTATGCGCTGCCTGCACCGGAAAGCGTCAGTTGCTCGGCTGCTCCCATGCGCACCGATATGCGGCACCAGCGACCTGACGCGGGCAGCGTCGCGTTGGGCACGTTGTCCCACACGGTCGGCAGCGACTCGGCGACGGTCACTAGCGTGTTGAACCGCTGGCGCACAAGCGAGACGGCGGTGGTGAGCGAACTAGCCAAGGGTTGCCTTGTATTCGACGATGGTGTTGTTCAGCTCGGCAACGGTCAACGCGACCATGCCGCCCGGTGCTTGCGTCGACCAGCCGTCTTCGAGCCGTTGCGCATATGGCAGTCCGTTGACGATGTAAACGACGCCGTAGGGCTCGAGCGTGCGCAAACGTGCGTCGGCTTCGGACACGGCCTTCTCTGCTGCCGCAGAGTCGCCACGGCGTCCTGGTGACTTCTGGCCGGTGATGCCAGCCCCAGGCGAACCGACTGACAGTTGCCACGCGCCACGGAACTGGCCGCCGACGTAGCCCTTTGGTGGCTTGCTCTTCCACAGATCGGGATTGCCGACCGGCGTCTTGAGAATGACACCACGCAATGCCGCCAAGCTAATGGCGCGGGTGACCTCGGCCACGGCAACCGGCAGCTCGTTGGCGACGAGCTTGCTCAGGTCGATTGAGAACTGGCGCGCGTTGTCGGCGTTCGTCATGGCGCGCCCTCTTGCAGCGTCAGCTCGTAAGCCACCAGCGTCGAGCCGACTTCAAGACGCCCGACCACGGTGATGGTGTAGACCTTGCCACCGGTCGCCAGCTTCTGCCCGGCCTGGATCGTAAACGTGACGCCCTGCGCCGGGATGACAACCTGCGCCGTGCCTCGCGGCTGGCTGTCGGCATCGACGCCGCGCGTGGCGTTGTAGGGCGGCGAAGCAAGCACCGTGTAGTTCGTCGGCGTGCGCGTGGTGTTGCCGGTCGCCACGTCGTAGCTGTCCGCGTAGGCCGTGATGGTCACGCTGCGGCCCACTTCGGCGGTCGCCGCGTAAACGTCGGCCATTAGCTGCGTCACGTCGACGCTCATCGGCGTGCCCAGCCTCCAGACTCAATCAAGCCAGCGACCTGGAACAGCCGGTCGACGACGACGAACTTCTTGGCCGTGTCCTTCGTGCCCGCGTAGGTCTTGCTGATCGAGATCGGCCCGACGCTCACGCTGTCTTGCAGCACGTTGGACGCGGCGGCTGTGTCCGCGAAGAACTGCGCGCTGTCTTCCAGGTAGCGCCGTGCGATTTCCGCCGTGGCTCGTTGCAGAGCCAGCGGCACGCCGCTGATGTCCTCGCCCTGCCGGTCGTAGGCAAACGAGCGCGGCCACTCCAGCGCCTGCGTGTTGACCGAGCGCAGACCAACGAAGCGGTCGCCGTAGGTCTGGTCGATCCAGAACGTGGCGCGCATCAGAGCACGCTCGCGCTGGATCTTGTCCGCCGCGTCCCACGCCGTGTTGCCGCCTTGGTTCTGGAAGTAGGTCGTGCAGAACAACTCGGTGGCGTAGCTATTGGCGGTCGCACTGCCGGTGCCCGTCTCGACCACCAGCGCGCTCTCGTATGCGCCAACGTCGAGCTGCTCAGTAATGTTGCGCCACAGCGAGAAGGCGCGGTATTCGAGCAGCGTGATGCCTGCCGCGTCATAGTGCGCCGTGTCGCCTGAGATCTTCGTGGCGTCGTCCATCTGCACCGTGCGCATGTAGCGGTCTTCCGCTGCGCACAGTTGGATGGCCGAGTTGATCGTGGCCGAATACGCCCACGGCGTCGTGGTGATTAGCGGCTGCACCCACGGGATCGTGGCTTCGGTGCCTGCGTAGAGGCCCGCGTCCTTGATCGCGCCGCGCACCTGGGCCTTGAACGTGGTCAGGTTGCGGTAGTAGCGCTCGGATTGATCGAGGAACGAGCCGTCGCCTTCGCCCTGCACAAAGAACACGCCCAAGCACTCCAGCGTGTTGCCTTCGCGCTGCGCCGCGAGCTTGGCCGCGTCGAGCGTGTCGATCAGTCGCTGGTAGAGGTTGTTGCGATCGCCTGCGCTCCAGCTCGTGTGCTGGTTGGGGTCGAACCATCCGACCGACGGCACCGGGATAGCAGCGTCAAGATAGAGGTCTTGCTGCGCAAGGTAGGTGCCGTCCACCGCGAGGTTCACGACATAGATGATGTCGCCGACCTTCTCCTGCAAACGATTGGCAAGGCCCGTGTGATATGCCGCACGCGCGGTCAACGCGAACGAAGAGCCTGCGCCGTAGAGATAGCTCTCGCCAAGGAACGGCTGGTAAAACTGCGGCGTGGCGATGTGGTTCGGGTAGTTGAAGCCCGGTGGGTAAGGATTGACCTTGCCCATCAAGCGCAGGTAGTGCGGGACACTCAGCGCGATGCTGTAGGCAATATTCAGCGTGATCGTGGTCGCGCCGACTTCGACAACGAAGTGTGTGCCTTGATAGGTCGTTTGCGCAGCCGTTGGCGGCGACACAACCTCTGGACCGATCACGTTGATGGATTGGCCTACAACGATGCCATGGCCTGCTGCAACGGTGAACGCGACAAAGCTGCCAGTGCCAGACGCTGCCGACGTCGATGTGATTGTTTGCTTCGTAGCGCGGCCTTCGATGGGCGACCACGGCAGGAAGTAGGCCCACTTTTCAAACGGAACGTCTACCGCATCAACAGGCGGCGGCTCGATCACGAACGTGTCGTTGTTCGACGGGTTGTTTGGCAGAGCTTCGCTCAACGTGATCTTGACCGTTGGCGGTGCTCCGGCAACGTCGTTGGCAATGCTTCCGTCCAACGTGATGCTGCTTACATAGCGCACAAGCCCGACATTGCCTGCGCTTGCACTTGCAGTGCATCGCACGCGCATGCCAGCCAACGACCCGTTCCAACTGCCGTCGGTTCCAAAGTCATCGCCAAAGCGTGGTTCGATGCAGATGTAACTGCCCGAAGCACTGTTGACGCCTGCGCGGATCGGATAGGTGATTTCCTCGCCAATCACAGGCGGCGGGTCAAACGCAGGAGCAACAAGGATCTGGTCAGCAACACTAGCACTACTCGCTCCTCCCCAAACCGACACAGTGTGAGTTGTGCCAGTCCGCTCGCGGGTGATGGTGCGACCGACTGGGCTGTATTGCCACTTGAGAGACGTTGTAAAACCAGTTGACGCTGTCGTGCTTAACTGATTATCGACCGCCGTGATGCGCGCCGTGCCTGGATACGTGACGTACCCGATGCCCGTTGCGCATGGGTTGTAGAACGTCAGATACCGGATGCTGTCAACTGCTGCGCCCTTCAGGGAGCACGTCGGCAACTCAGGCCACGTGCCGGGGATCGTGTAGGTGTCGGTGTATGCACCTTGCGCTTCCGACGTCGAGATTGCGTTCTCGACGTCCACATAGATCTGGCTGTGCAGCGCGCCCCACGCCGCGTAGTCCGCTTTCGTGCCGCCGTTGGACTGGCCGATGGTCAGAATGAACTTGCGAACTGCCACGTGGTGCTCCTGGTGTAAGTGCTCGGCGGGAGTTCCGGCCCGCCGAGCTGCTGCGATCTGTCACAGGGAAGCGACCGCTTGCGCCGCGCGGTCGTGCGGTGACTGCATCACTGGATCGGGACGATCGTGGCAGTGAAGTTCATGCCGGTAGCGATCGTGCCGCCAACGTCCACGGACAGACGAACGTAGCGCAGCGCTTCGACGCTGTTGCCGTCGGTGGCGCTGGTGTGCGCGACGTTATCGCCGTAGAGGATCGCGCGACCGCTTGGAGGCGTATCGACGCCCTGGAACGTGACCGACGAGTCGCCGAACTTGCGCGACGTCAGGATGTAGTCGGTCGTGAAGTTGGTCGCCGCGCATCCGAAAACCTGGATGTCGTAGACCTCGTCGCCAGTAGCGACCTCGCACGCCGTCCAATCAATGACGACGGCAAAACGAGCGTAGGCATTGGCCGCGCCAGTCAGATCGACAAAGGCGACGCCGCCCGTGAGCGAAGCGCCCGAAGCGTCCGCAGCCACCAAGCCAGCGGTCTTGAGATCAAAACCGCCGTCGAGGGTGACACTGTGAGTTTGAAAAGCCATGTGTAGTTGCTCCTTGGATCAGTCGACGGCCACGAGGTCGGCGATGTTGTAAAGGCGCGTCACGCACCGAGGGTGCATGTCCGCGATGTTGCAATACATCTCGACGCGCGTGCGCTGCACGGCCTTCGAGTTCTGCTCGCCCAGGTCACGCACCTGGACGCCGCCGTTGGTGACCATCGCAAGGCCCATGTCCGAGAGCGAGAGCACGTAGATCGACGTCGTGGTGTCGTTGTTCTCGTTGAAGCCGAGCTGCTCCAGACCGCTGACCGTGCCAAGCACGTCCGCGTCGACGATCGGGAGACCGTTGTAGGTCGTGACGATGCGGCCAAACTCATCGCGGCTGGTAGCCAGCGACGACGAGCCGCGCATCTTGGCCGTGATGTTGACGCGCATCTTCTTCGCCATCAGCAAGTGCGTCGGGTTCTCCGTCGCCTGGATCGCCGTGTCGAGGTCGCGCAGCGACAGAGCGTCCGAGCCGCCGCTGTTCGACAGGATCTGGCCAGCGTTCTCGCCGCCGTCCACCACCGTCGTCGAGCCGAAGCCGCCGCCGTAGCGCACTTGGAGGCCGTCGATGCCATTGCCGTCAGCCGTCGCACCGCCCGCCGTCGTCACCGAGCCCTTGATGATCTGCCAAGAGATCGTCTGGGCGATCAGTGCCGCCTTGGCCTGCTCTTGGATCGCGCGGTGCTCAGGCCCGTGCGTCTGGAGCAGGAACTGGTCGATGTCCATGTCGCCGCCGATGATCTTGAGACCAACGGAGCGGGTTTCGACCGCGCCAACGCCTTCCGAGTAGGAGCCGTTGACGGCGCGGGTGCCAGCGGTGCCAAGAGACACCTGACGGGTCCACGCGAACGAGTTACCCTGAATGGGCAACATAGGCATCGCAGCGAGAAGCGGCGACGTCTCGACGAACGTCTTGATGACGCCCGCCTTCTTGAACTGACCATTTGCTTCGGCGGTCAGCGCCGATTGGTAGAGAGAAACAGCCATTGCAGAACCTCAAAGGGAGGGTTTCCCGCGAGGTGTCTGCCGATGCTGGCTCCAGGTCGCCTAGACCGTAGCGTTCGCACGGTTGAACAGCTCCCTCGCGGATGTTGATCCTGGGTTTGCCGCCCGAACTGCGCCCGCAGTCGAATGCGTGGCACCGGAGCCCCCGGTGCCTGAACCTGCGAAAGCCGCCTTGTAGTCGGACGACTCGCGCAACGTGCTGACGAACTCGGAGATGGACATGGGACCGGTCGCGCCCGCGACCTTGGACACCATCTCCTTCCCGGTTTCGTCGACCAAGACCACGGACAGACGCCCGTCTGCCGCGACCTCAGCCTTCACTGCGGACCGGACAACCGGCAGCAGTAGCTTCAGACTTCCACCGGCTTCCGCGATGGCCTTCTGCGCCGCGCTCTCGACGAGCTGCTCGCGCAGTTGACCTTGCAGACTGCCCAACGTGGCGTCCTTCTTGGCCAGGTCGGCTGCGACCTTGGCTTCGAGTTGCTTGCGGAAGTCGTCGATCTCCTTGCTGCCCTTCAAGGCGCCCGCCTTGAGTTGCTGCAAAGCCTCGCGCGCTGCCGCTGCGTCCTCGATGCCCTCGAAAGCTGCGAGGGCCTTTTCTGCGTCCTTGCGTGCCGTCCGCTCTTCGGACAGACGCAGGCGCAAGCCAACCGTGTCACCGACCTCCCAACCTTCGGGCAGGCTCTCGACGACGAACTTGCCGTCAACCTGCTTTGCTTGGGCGCGTAGCCCCTCGGGGAGTTCGTCGGCCTTGTCTGCGACAATACGGAATGGCATCTGTGGTAGATCCTACTCGTTAGGTTGTTGTTCTTGCAAGGCCCGGTTGACCTTGCGCCAATAACCTAGCGTCGCGTCCTTAGATGCGCCACGCGGCCCGCCATTGTGCGTTCGGCTCAGGTGCTCCCAATCCTTCGAGGCTACGGCTTCCGGGCAATAGCGCAGCATGTAGGCCACAATGATGCGCTCGGCGTAGATGCGCTCGGTCACGTCCTCGTAGCGTGCGTCTCGAAGTGCGCGGCAACGCTCGACCGCGTCGGCCCAGTAGACGCGCCAGATCTGAAAGCGGCCAATCGCCTTGCCACCGTCGCCAACGGCTTGGTCATCGCAGTTGCTCTCGACCTTCGCCAGCGCGTCGAGCCACGGGCGGAGCTCGCGGCGCGCGGCATCAACGTCGCGCAGGCGGATCTGGGCGACCAGGGAACAAGCGAGGAACAACACAGCCAGCAGGGTCTTCATCGTGCTTATGACATCGACCGATCCGCCGGCAAAGTTGAGCGGTTTCCCGGCTACTGCTCCAAGTCCTTCAGGCTGCGCAGCTTGCCAGTGCGGGTGACCAAGTCCTTGGTCGTGATCTTGCCATCCCGCAGCATTCGGCCACGGCCCGGGCCGAACACCTCGTCCTGCACGGCGGCTGGCTGGTTCTCGATCCAGTCGTCGTAGGTCACGGTGTCGGGAACTTGGCCGTCCATGCTGGCGCGCGTCGAGGATGACAGCTCGCCGCCACGGCCTTTGCCCAGGATCTCGGCCAGCGACTTGGTGACCGGCGCTGTTGTGCACCGGCAGTTCCAGTGCGCAGGCGGTCGAGGCCCTTCGTCGACCGGGTAAACCTTGCCGTCCAGCGGACCACAGACCGGACAAGTGCGGGTGTCCAACGTGGCGACCCACTGCACGCCCTTCAGCGCGCTGCCTGCCTCGCGGTAGCTCTGCTCGCGGGCCTGGGTAGTCACATGGCCGCTGGTCGTGCGGACAATCGCTGCGGCCTGCTGGCGAGCGACGTTGAGCACGCCGTCGCGGTAGCCGTTCGCCTTGGTGCCTTGGACGCGGCGCACGATCTGGTCCGCCGTCTCGCCCTGCGACAGCCCTAGACCAATCTGCGTCGTCAGCCGCTTCTGGGTGTCGGCGGCTAGCTCGTCCCACCATTCCTGCATGACCTTGCCCTGGATCGGCTGCTTGACCACTTGCTGCACGATGCGCAGGTTGACGGCCTCGTCGGGCAGCACATAGACGCGCGCCTCGCTTGGCACCGAATCCTGCAACACGGTCTCCTGCCAGCGCACCTCGATCTTGGCGAGCTCGCGCAACAACGCTTCGAGCCGCTTGCGCACCTCGACGCCGCCGTCCGCCATCGTCTCGCTCAAGTCGCGGATCATCTGCACGTAGCGCTTGGTCGTCTCAAAGCCGCTGTCGATGCCGCGCAGGCGGATGCGTTCGAGGCGTGCGCGCAGCTTCTCGATCAAGTCGGGAAAAACCTGCTCGTTGAGATAGCCAACGACCTCGGCTTCCAGCGTCGCCTTGTAGCGTTCGAGGTAGATGGCGTGCTTGATCGCCCGGTCCTGAAGCTTGCCGTTGGTCGTTGAGGTGTCGGGCTTCTTCTTCTTGCTTGCCATTATTGGACCCAGTCGTGCTCAATCAGTTCGCCTTCCAGCCAGGACATTGCGCAGTGCGGCCAGCACAGCATGCACCCGCTAGCTTGTAGGTGGTCAAGATCCCACCGGTAGCCGCTGCGCTGCTTGCCGTGAAACTCAAGCAACGCGGGCTTGCGGCCACGGCCCAATGCAATGCGATTGAGCCCGATCCACTGCTGGTCTTCGCGGATCTCGCCGTTGCAGTAGTTGCACCTCATCGGCGCTCGACCTTGATCTGGCAAGTGCAATGCCCGTGGCCCAAGACAGCGCCGCAGTGCTGGCATCTCATGCTTCGGGCTCCTGCGATTCCTCTTCGGTATCAGGCTCGTCCTCGACCACCGGCTGCTCGGCTCGGATTGGCGTGGGCATCAGCGCCGCAAGGTCTGGCCCTTCCGCCTGCGTCTCGGCAATCTCGGCCTCGATGTCCACCTCGTCACCAAGCGTGCCGCGCTTTTGCAGCTCGCGCAGGTAGGTGGCCTGCGTGATCTCCTTTGCCTGCCGTGCCTGCGTCAGCACCGCGAGGTCAGTCTGCGCCCGCGTCGGGATGCCAAAGTCGCGGAAGATGTCGAGGTCGAAGCCCTCTGGCAGCTCGTCCTCGCCGGTCTCCCACAGCATGGCGTATTCGTAAGCCTCGTAGAGCATCCATTCCAACTGCTCGGTCCACGACTGCACGCGGCTTTGCGCTCGCGCGCCTGCGGCGTCGATGCCGGTGGCGGTGTTGCCTTGGGTGACTTGTTCGAGGAACGGCGCAAGGCCAAGGCTCTGCTCTTCGGTGCGGATATCGCGCAGGCGTTCCATGAGCTTCTGCGCTGCGGCTCCGCTGGTCTCGACAAAGCCGACCTGCATGTTGGGGTCGCGCGAGA